GGCGCAACTGATAAAGAAAAAACCACGCTGCTCAATGCCGTGTTATCGATTGGACATAACGCAGGTGGCATCATTCCGCGTGGGATGGAAATTGAGTTTCAAAACGCAGCCAGCGGTCAGGCTGATCCATTCGTCGTGATGATGGACTGGTGCGAACGTTCGATGAGTAAAGCCATTCTGGGCGGCACCCTCACCAGTCAGGCCGATGGCAAGAGCAGCACCAATGCGCTGGGTAATGTACATAACGAAGTCAGACAGGAAGTGCGGGATTCTGATTTAAGCCAGTTAAGTGCCACGTTAACCCGCGATCTGATTTATCCGCTGTATGCGCTGAATGGTAAATCATTCCAAAGTATGCGCCGGTTACCTCGATTAGAGTTTGATACCAGCGAGCCGGAAGACATCAGCAAGTATGCGGAAAGCTTGCCGAAGCTTGTGAACATTGGTTTTGAAATTCCAGTCGATTGGGCGCATGAGAAGCTGCAAATTCCAAAATCAGACGGGAAAGAACCGATCTTAAAAGTGGCTGCACCTGCAATGCTGCCATCTGCCACTTTATCTGCAATTCATCAGCCTGGTTGGGCCGTGTTAAGCCAGCAGGTACAGCAAAAGGATAAAGCCGATGTGCTCTCATCTAAGTTATCTCAGGCATCTGAGCCTGAAATTACAAACTGGGTTAATGAAATCGACACCTTATTGGGCAACGTGTCATCTCTTGAAGAATTCCGAGACCAGCTACTGACAAAATATAAAGATTTGCCAATTGATGAATTGGCTGCGCTGATGCAGCGTGCGCTGGTTGCAGCGGAGTTGTCCGGCATGGTTGATGTCGGTATGGTGGAGTAAAAGCCATGCCGGATAAGAGCACGTCATCCAGTCGGCAGAGTGTTGGCTCGTTTATTCAAAAGACCAATGGGAAGCTGGATGCCAGACAAGGCAGTCTGTACTTTCAGGGGGCGATTGATTACTTTCGCGATAAAGTAAACGTAAAAGGTGAATCGTGGGATGCTCTCTGGCAGGGGCAGCATGCAACGGCTTTCACCGTTGCGGGGGCCATGAAAGATGATTTGCTGTGTGATTTGCGTCAGGCCGTCGATAAAGCAATTAGCCAGGGCATGAGTCTGGCTGAATTCAGAACGCAGTTTAAAGATATCGTTGCGAAAAACGGCTGGACTGGATTCACCGGAGAAGGCAGCGAAAAAGGCATGAACTGGCGTGCCAAAGTTATTTATGACACCAACATGCGGCAATCTTATAACGCTGGGCGGTGGCAGCAGTTACAGCATTTTGACATCTGGGTTTATCACCATGGTGATAGTCGCTACCCACGGCCAGAACACAAAGCATGGGATGGGTTAGCACTTAAAAAAGATGATCCGTGGTGGTCAACGCATTTCCCGCAAAACGGTTGGGGCTGTAAATGTTATGTCACGGGCTATTCATCTGTTCGTGCAAAAGTGAAAGGCGTTGAAGTTGGTACAGCTCCCAACGATGGCACCTTTGAGTATGTGAACAAACGTACTGGTGAAGTCTCTCAAGTGCCAAGGGGAATTGATCCTGGATTTGATTACAGTGTTGGTGAAGCAAAGTTTGGCAAGCGACTCAGTGAACAGGAGTTCGCTGAGTTTCAGGAAGCGAAAACACCAAAGTGGCAATCACTGACGCCTGGGAACTGGCAGACAGCAGGCAGACCGGAACGACTGCCACATAGGGCATTACCTGTTGAACTTGGAGAAAGTGCGGCAACGGCAGAAGAAACGGTTACTGCACTCAAGACTGTATTGGGTGGTGATGAAAAGCTGTTTACTACACCTGCAGGGCCCGTGTTGATCGATGCTGTGACGTTGGGGGAACATATTAAGCCGGAACGAACGGTCTATTTCCCTTTGCTGGCTGATGCACTGGAAAACCCACAAGAGATTTGGCAATCCTTTGAACAGCATGTGGCAACTGGAAAATTAGTGTTAAAAACGCGTTTTGTGACCGTTTATGAATTGCGTGATGGTCGGGCAATTCTACTGGTGACCAATGCGGTCAAAGGTGTGCTATCGGGTTGGACGTTCTTTAGTGCAGCGGATATGAAGTATTTAAACAAACAGCGGATAGGTGAGCTTTTATTTAGTGAGGCAAGCGATTAACGGCCCTCACTCCCTGACCGCCGGGCGGGCTCTCCTGCTCAGGTATCGGTGCGGTCACCACCTGTCTCGGATCAATTTAAGTATGGGCTAATCAAAAAAGGATAACAAGATGGCTGGCGCATTTGTTACGGTGACACCGTCAGGTCAGGAAACAGCGCTGGAACACCTGAAAGCTCTGTACGAAAAGACGGGGGATTTACAGCCAGTCTTTCGTGATATGGGAGAGGAACTGATTGAAAGCCATAAGTCCAGATGGCAATTGGAAGTTTCCCCCTCCAGTGAGCCATGGTTGCCACTCAGTGAGGAAACTATTCAGCGTAAAGGTCATGATTTGATTTTACGTGAGCACGACTATCTGCGCGATTTGCTGGCTTATCAGGATGATCCGCTGGCTTTATACTTTGGTACACCGACAAAATACGGGCAATTTCATCAGTTTGGCGAAGGGGTGCCGATGCGTCAGTGGCTGGGGTTCTCGCCAAAAGATATTCAGATGCTGGAGGCACTCATTACCGAATATCTGGCGTTAGAATAAAATTCTCTGTAAGACGCAATGTAATCGATTATGGGCGCCCTGTGCTACCGATGTATTCTGTTATGCTTATTAAACGCGTGTGAGTGTTTTTAAACGCTGTTTAAACGGTTATTGGGTTGGTTGTTGTGCTCCATTCGGATAATATCGGGTGTTATATAAATAACCAGAGAAATAGAATGGATAACGATAATCAATTTCGCTCAATCAGTTTCGAAATATCATATGAAGGTGAAGCTCACGACGAGCATGAAATCGATGCTGCGATGTTAGGCCAGGCATTGTCATCTATGAGTCAGTTATTGTCCGAATCAGATGAGATTATTAACGATGGATTGGGTAATCCATCTTTAAAAGTTAAAGCTCACAAAGAAGGGTCGTTTGAAGTTCTTTTTGAATTGGCGCAGTTTGCTAATTCAGTTGATTTATTATCACTCATAGGTATTGCGAAACAGGCGATTGCGATAAATCCTTTAGAGGCTGGAGCAGTTATTGGGGGTGGAACAGGTACATTGATTGGTGCCTTGCAAGCTTTAAAAAACAGAACTGTCTTATCCGTTGAAGTTGATGATGGCGTTGCGTCTTTGAAAACGGAAGATGATGAAACGGTAGATTGTCCTGAAAACGTATCTAAACTACTACTTAATCCATCTATAAGAAAAAAACTAGATAAGTTAATTTATGAACCTCTGGTATCAGAGGGAACATCGCTGTTCAAATTTAAAACCGCGGATGAGCAGGTTTTTTCTGAAATATCAAAAATTGATAAAGATAGCTTCAAAGCACCACGAATTTTGTGTCAGAAAACAATTATTAAAGAACAGTTCACGGCAAATGTGCATTTTACAAATGTCAACTTTGAATCCCAAAATGGGTGGCTGATGAAGCTGCCAAATGATGAGCGCGTAAAAGTTAAAGTAGAGGACAAAGTCTTCATCACTAAAATCAATGCAAATCAGGCTAAATTTAGTAAAGATGATATGTTTGAAGTTCGTTATAGAACTGAAGTCACTAACGTAGGTGGGGAAATGGGCCAGACTAAATATTTTATAGAGCAGGTTATTCGTCACCGCGTAGCTCCTGAGAAAAGGATCATTTAAAGTGTCGAACATATATGATGTGTTTCTATTTGTTGTCGGGTGCTCGATAAGCTTCTATGTATTCAGAAATCTAGCATACATGGTTGTTGCTTACTTATTCCCTGCAAAAAGAGTAAAGGTGACTTATTCAGATCATCTAAATAATAAACACGTTAAATATGTAGATTTGGACAATGATGATGAGCTGTTTGCTGTTTTACGTGAAGCAAAATCCAAAACAGCAAACAAAAAGAGAGGTGACCGATGAAAAAAGGTCTCTACCTCTCTTTGCAGTCAGGATTTACTCCAATCGCAACGGATTTATTAACTAAGGCTGTTCACCACTTTGGTTTTGCTTTTGTTGACGATAAGTTTATTCCAGGCATAGCCGTTGTTTTATCTCATGTATTTATACTATTGCTAACTTATTTACATATTCCTTCTTTAGAAGAGCGTAGAGTATCTCAAGCAATAGACAAAAAACGGAAAAAGCTTAAAGAAATGATTGCTAGTTGTACCAGTGACGCACAGAAATCTAAATATCAAGAGATGTTGAATGAGCTTGATGTGAAGGAACTCGAATCACTAGATATTGGAATTGCTGAAAGCTTGAGTGATCTTTCTGAGCAAAAATCTACATCCGAATAAAACAATCCGTAATATTTAACCCACCATAAACCCGCATTTCATTCGTACCGTCTCACACTGGCGGTATGAAAACATTAAATCGCAATATCTCACAGCCGCAGGGGCTGGCTCTCCTGCAAGCGCAGACTGCAACAGAGTCGCCTCGAATTGCTGTGCTCGATGCAGCGTTGACGACGACAGAAGATGGTTGGCAGCAGCTTTTACCTGCTGGCGACTTCTCAGCCCGCGATGGTCGCCCATTCGATGTGCCAGGTGGCAAATGGAAAATGAATGGTCAAATCGCCGCTGCACTGATTGCCAAAGCGAAAGGTTTGGGTCAGGACATCCTGATTGATTATGAACATCAAACCCTGAATGCCGCCAAAAACGGCAAACCGGCACCCGCTGCAGGCTGGTTCAATGGCGATGAAATCGAGTGGCGCGAAGGCAAAGGGTTATTTGTGAAGCCTCGCTGGACCAATCCTGCTGCTGCTTTAGTTGCGAATGTTGAATACCGATTTATGTCTGCCGTCTTCCCGTATGACGAAAATGGCGTGCCTACTGAAATCCGAATGGCTGCAATTACCAATGACCCTGGTGTGGTTGGCATGCAGGCACTCGCTGCGTTATCTGCTGAATTTTCTCACCAACCACACTCCAACCAGGAGAAGAAACCGATGAATGAACTGCTTGCCAAATTGCTGGCAAAGCTTGGTATTTCTGTATCTGCCGATGGTCAGGTCTCAGAAGAACAAGCGAAGCAAGCAATGGATGCTCTGGACGAACTACAGGGCAAAGCCAAAAAAATGCCGGATATGGAGCAATCTGTCGCGACATTAACGGCGCAACTGAATGCCAAAGACGTGGATCTGGCGAAGTATGTCCCTGTTGAAACTTACCAGGCATTAGTCACTGACATGGCAGCATTAAGTGCCAAGGTTGAAACCGATGATGCAGAGACCTTGATCAAAGCTGCTAAAGAGCAGGGCAAGGTGCTGGCATCTGAAGAAACCTATCTGCAGCAGTTCGCTAAACAGAAAGGTGTTGCGGCATTGAAATCAATGTTGGATGTACGTGCACCAATTGCTGCACTGACTGCTCGTCAAACCGACACCGTGAAACAACCTGAAACCAAACAAGGTCAGGCGGTTCTCTCGGCTGAAGATAAATATGCCGCTGACCATCTGGGCATCTCACACGCTGATTTTGCAAAACTGAAGGAGACTAACTAATGGCTCTTGTTACTGCTGCCGTGGTGCAGGCGTTATTCACTGGTTTTAAAAAGAACTTCGAAGATGGCAAATCAGAAGCCCCATCGCAGTTCACTAAAATCGCCACCGTTATTCAATCAACCACCAAGTCCAATACTTATGGTTGGCTAGGTAAATTTCCATCCCTCAAAAAATGGGTGGGTGATCGTGTCATCGAATCGATGAAAGCGCACGGTTACACCATCACCAACGAAGATTATGAATCGACCGTCGGTGTGGACCGTAACGACATCGAAGATGATGAAATCGGCATTTACAAGCCGATCTTCGAAGAGATGGGGCGTGCCGCTGCAGTTCACCCTGATGAATCAATCTTTGCTTTGCTGACCGGTGGTTTCGATACCGAATGCTATGACGGTCAATATTTCTTCGATACCGACCATCCAGTTTATCCGAAGGCAGATGGCACAGGTGTAGCGGCCAGCGTGGCGAACGTTGTCGTCGATGCCGAATATACGGGTGAGCCTTGGTTTGTGCTCGACTGCAAAAAAGCTCTGAAGCCATTCATCTTCCAGGAACGCAAGAAGCCTGAACTGATCTCGATGACGAAAACAGATGATGAAGCGGTGTTTACCTCGAAACAATTCCGTTATGGCGTTGATTGTCGTGATGCCGCTGGGTATGGCTTCTGGCAGATGGCGTTTGCGAATAAACGTGCTTTGGATGCTGACAGCCTGTGGGACTGCATTGAAAAAATGCGCGACTTCAAAGCTGATGGTGGTCGCAAGCTTGGTATCGCGCCAACCATCTTGGTGGTGCCTCCTTCTCTGGAAAAAGTGGCAACTCGACTGCTTGAGCGTGAACTCGATGCCAACAGCTCAAACGAACTGAAAGGTCGTCTGGAATTGCTGGTCGCAGATTATCTGTAACGGATAGCCCCCAGTCTGGGGGCTACGGAGGAGATATGATTTCATGGAAATACGTTACCTGGTCAAGCTTCACAACCGTGCTCATGCAGGCTATCGCCGCGCTCAATTCGTTTTGTCAAAAGGTGAAAATGAGCTTGAAGTTACTGATGCCCAACGCACACAGCTGGCGTCCGACTCCCGCATTACGATCCTTTCCGTATCTGATGTTCAACCCGAAACGTCAGATCCATGTGGTGGTGAGAGTGGGGTCGTGGTGCCAGAACTGGTACCAAGCGGCGTAATGGTTGAAGGCGTTGTCGCAGAAACAACGGCAGAACCAGTTGAAGGAGTATGCATAGACCCGATGGGGTTAGCACCAATTCCTTCTTATTACGCGCCGGTAATTGACTCTGCACCGGAGCAACCAGAACAAAAACGTAAACCGAATCGGAAGAAAGCCTGATGCGATACGCCGAATCCAGTGATCTGATATTGCGCTACGGTGAAGCGGAGATTGCTTTACTGACCGACCTGACTGGTACAGGAGTCGTTGATACCGATAAATGCAATGTGGTGCTCGATGATGCCAGTGCGCTGATTGATGGTTATCTGGCTGGGCGTTATCCATTGCCATTGGCGCATGTGCCAACCGCTTTGGTGCCTATTTGTTGCGACATTGCACGTCAGCGTCTCTATGGCGAACAGTGCCCGGAGCAAATTGCCAAGCGCTACGATGCAGCTCTGGCGTTTCTGAAGTCGGTTGGCAAGGGTGAGTTGGCTCTTGGTTTGGCCGCTGATGGTGAGTCGCTGGAGAGTCAGGATCTAGCACAAATATCATCCGATGGTCGTGTGTTTGGTCGTGATTCAGGTGGATTCTTATGAGTGATGAACTCGATTATCTATCTGCAGGAAATGCGCTGAAAGCACTTCTGGAGCCTCTGAAAACTCAGGGGCTGCGTGAAGTGTTTATAGCGACCGACCTCGATAATGCGAAACAAATGAGCCAGGTATCGCCAGCCGTGCATGTGATGTATCGCGGTGATCGACTGGATGAAAACACCCAGTCAGGCCGTGTCACCAAATCAACACAGACATGGCTCCTCATTCTGGTTCATCGTTCACAACCCAATCAGATCACTGCTGGTGTTTTGCTTGGAAAACTTATTTCAGCTGTGGCAGGCAAGGTTCATGACGATTCGACATTTCGACGCGTAACGTCTCCTGTTGCACCAGCTTATTCAGGCGGCTTTGTCTATCTGCCGCTGGCTTTTGAAATTACCGTGAAAATCAAAGGAGAACGGCAATGAAGAGCGATACTTACCACTTATCTGGTGACCTTTACCTTGAACCGTTTGTGAACGGTGTTTCAACGGGCATCATTGGCCCTATC